CCCGAATGTAAGCCCGCTTCTTTGCTTCCACAAACTTAGTTACTTCCATGCTTGGCATGCTGACGTTGTCGCTCAGGTTCATAGGCCAAACCCCAAACTTATCTTTGTAAGTATGCGCCGCCCAACCTGGCGACTTGCCTTCGTTGGCTACAAACCATTGGAGTTGTGACCACCACACCTGTTTGTTGGCGCGCGACATCATTGCTAGCTCTTCCATTTCTCCTGGAAGCACAGACAAAACATTCTTTCTCTCTTTGACAAAGCCGCAATGCGAGCAGGACTCTGCATGCCGAGGCATATAGGCCTGACACTTGGGGCACTTAGCCTCCTGCTTTTCCTTCTCTGTCGGTTCCTTTTTTGCCTTCTCTTTGCCCTCGTCTAATGAATGAACGCCGTTCTCATAGACATCCTCCCAGTCCTCACGAAAACGGAGGTAATTACCTGAATGATCAAGCCACACGGCATAAGGCTTATCGTCTGGGTTTGCCTGATTGCTTCGCATGACACGACCCATCTGCTGAATATGGGAAGACAAAGACTTGCTGAATGGGCGGGCTGATACGCCGATCATTACGTCAGGCACATCAAAACCTTTGGTCAGGATATCCGTGGCAATCAGGCCATGAATCTCTGTATCAGGCTTGGCAAAGTCCTCGATGACCTGCTTCTTAAACTCGTCATCATCTTTGTAGCTGATCGAGATAAAGTTATAACCCTGCTCTGCGAACTTACGCATAAGATCGGTGCCATGGTTTACGCCTGAGCAAAAGACAATCGTTTTGCGTGGGCGGTTAAAGATCTGATGTGTAAGCTTGATCCACTCTGTAACGATGTCGCCTGTGATCTTCATGCCTCGATCAGTGGCTTCCTTCTGTGACCATTCACCGGCTACTTTCTTTGCGCCAGTCATGTCAATCTCTTTGGCAACGAACACCTTCAGTGGAACCAACACACCCCGATCGACCAAATGTTTGGTGGTAACTGAGGAGACTACGTGATCATAGACCCGACCCAGTCCCTTGGTGAAAGGGGTGGCGGTCAGGCCAATGACCTTCACATCAGGATTGTTCTTGATGAACTCGATTGTTTGATCTCTGGTCTGGTGGCATTCATCCACGATCAAAAGCTGAAGGCCAGGAAAATCTCCACGCTTCTCTAACGTCTGGGCAGAGCAGACCTGAATGCTTTCGTAAGGTCTAAACCTCCAATGACCTGACTGTAATACGCCATGCTCGATGCTGTATTTTTCAAGACGCTGACTGGTTTGATCGCACAGAACGATACGATCCAAGATCATTGCCGCCTTGTTACCCTTCTCTTTTGTGGCACGTAGTAGCTCGATGGCCATCTCTGTTTTGCCTGCGCCTGTGGGTGCGTAAAGTATTTGACTACGTAGTCCTGCTGCAAATCCTTTGCGAAGACTATCCAAGATATGGGACTGGTAGTCCCTGAGTATTAGTGACATAGGAATTCCTCTACTGGGACACAAGCCCCCCAGCTTGGGCTATGGATTACTTGGCTTTCAATTGCTTCTGCAAATAGGTCACTTGCTTTTTAAGCTGAGCGTTCTCTGCTTGGAATTGATCACGGCTAATCTTCACAGAGTTCAGCTCAATCGTTAGTTGCCAGACCTCCTCTCGAAGCTCGGCAATTATTCTGCCGGCAAGATCAGGATCTGCTGAACCTTTGACGGCCAACTGATCGGATAGCTTCTCATTCTCTTGAACCAAGAAGTCGATAGCTTCCTGTTGCTTGCCGTCATCCACAGGTGTAGCAGGAGTAGCAGGTGTAGCAACGTCAAATGTTTTGACTGGCTTCTCAGGCTTGGTCACGCGAGTCTTAACTTCACCATCTTTGTTTACAAACTTAACCTTCTCGGGCACCTTACCTACACGCAACTTTGCCACCGTTACATGGGACACATCGCAGATCCGGCCAATCTCACGATTGCTCCACTCACTCCATTCAAAGTCTTCGATCAACTCTTTGGCATTGTTAAGCTTGTCTTGCAAAGTAGGGGGCAGACCGTGCAGATTGTTTGCAATCTTGCTGTACAGAATGGCATCACGCAATAAGCCATTGGTAACTTTGCACTTGATAGATGCTTTGCCAATCTTGCGTGTGGCGTGATAGCGGTGAAAGCCATCGGCTAACCAGTACTCTTTGCCATCAAAGAATGCGGTGACTGGACTGTATTCCACATCATCCTTCATCTTCTCAAAGATATCTTCGACATGACTCTCGTCAATCTTCAGTCGTGATTGTGTGCCGCCGCTAATGTTCAGCGCATCAAGAGACAAAGTCTTTACTGTAAATACCAGTTTGCTTGGGTCGTAATTCATTTATTTTCCTTGTTAGATATGTAGCCAAGATAGAAATATCTCCACTTGGTTTGTATATTGGATGATTTGTATCGGGTTTTAGCCCACTCGTAGCTTAGGCCTCGCAACGCCAAGATCTCTTCGAATCTTTGGCGTATCTCTTCGACTTGATTCTTGGGCTTTAGCGACATAAGACCAAGCCCACAACTAAGCCTATGAAAAAAGTGATCCACGGAATCATTATGGTGTCGGTGTCAGCCTCGATCTTGTTCGGACCCTCTATCCATTCGAAGTAGTCCTGGGGAAATGCTTCCTGCATGGTGCGTGGAAAGCGGCGTTCTGTATCGTTCATCTTTTCTCCTTTGTAAATAGGTGCAACTAATTATACATAATGTTATCTCGTTTGCAACCCACCAATTAATTAATTCTTTTTGGCAAAGCACTTCGCTCACGCTACCCCTTTCAATAGTTCTTGCAGTTGTTTCAATTTCTGTGCACTGGTGGAGTTCTCTTGGATCTCTGCCTCGATCTCAAGTGCCACGTTCTCTAGCTCTGTGGCCATCGCCTTCATCTGTGCAGCCAACCCGTTGGCTTTCTCTGAAAGGCTGATCAATCTGTCCAAGTTGGATTGCTTGATCTGAGTTACTGGTTTGCTTGTAGCCATGGTTTTTTCCTTTGTTTCTTCTATAAATTTGTCGAATGTTGTTGTCTCTTTTACTTCTATGCGGATAAAAGATCCGCGCTCAGGCTCTTGGATAAGGCCTTGTCGTTTCAATGTGTCCAAGCAACCAATGATTGCCTTGGAGTCCCGCATGCTGTAGCCCAGTCTGCTTATCTCTGCAATGATCTGAGTAGAAGTCCATGCCTCAGATACAGGCACTGCTTCGTAGACCTTCTTGACTGGCGCATTCAAGACGTTAAACATCTGCTTAAACCTAGTCTGACTTATCATTTTTCATCTCCTTTATTTCTAAGTCTTGTTCAGCTCTTTCAAGTAAATATTTCCTCCAATCTTCGTGTTCTAAAACTTTTTGTATTTGTTCTCGGCTCCACAGGAACATGTGCCTATCCTCAAAACCATCTAAGACTTTGAACAACGTATCTTCAGGGAAGTTATATGGACTGGCGAATAAATCCATGTACCTGAACGAACCTGCTGAAATATCGTGATTCTCAAATGGCTTCTCTGGACGCTTCATGTGGCTAGTTGTAAACAGGTACTTGATACCTGACTCCACAAAGTTGGTAAGCACCTTGTAGGTTTCCACGTAGGGCATATGGAACAGAAAATCCCGACACAACATCAGGTCTGCCATGGGGTACTTGTCCTCTACCAAATTGGTATAGACAAACTTCATCTTTGGATTGTCTTTGTACTTCTCTTTAAGCTCTTCTATTAGAGCTTGCACAATATCAGCACCAACATAATCTATGTCGGCCTGCTCCAAGACCTTGGCCATCCAGTTCAGGTCGCCGCATGGCGCATCGAATACAGACTTAATCTCAAACTGCTCGAACAACTTGGGCAATTCCTGACGCAATCGTTCTGTATGTTTCAGCGTAGATGACGGCCCACTAACTGTTTCACCAGAGCCCCAACCCTTCTTCTCAAAGATCTTTGTGAACTTTTCTTCCATGGTCTGCTGCTTATCCCAGTACAACCTTGATGCCCGACCCTTGGCTTTCTTATTAAAGTAGTCCACACCTGAGAAATCAATGTAGTCCTGAACAGATCTGACTGATCCCAACCCATAGATACCCATGTCTTTGCCATGGATCAAAGCCTCCAGTCTGTCTGTCGCACGTTGCTGCATGGTTGCCCAGTGCTCAGCACGTTTTGTAGTGACTTCCTTATCCCAATGTCTAGGACGTTCGCCGCCTTTTGATTTGGCATAAAGATGGTAGATGGGCATGTCAGGCACATGGAAAATATCCCAACCATGCGTATACGCGCGCAACGCTATAGCTTGCTCTTCGCCATTGAAGTACATATAAGGATCGTATGGAATCTCATATACAAACTTGCCTAGCGTGAACAGGCAACCTGCGCCTACGTGAACTCCAGGAATGATGTCGGTTGTGTCTACTGGAGAAGCAACAAACTTCAGCTTGGAATTCTTTGGATCAAAATCATCCGCAATAATGTGAACCGATGTGCCACGGAAGATGTGCTTGGTAACAATTCCATTCTCACGCTCGTATGAGTTTGGGTAACTGGACACAATGAACTTCGGGCTAATCTCGGCGCACTTCTCAGCCGCTTTGATGAATCTCTCATCCCAGTCCTGCTCAAATATCATGTGTGCATCGATCTGGAAAAACCAATCCTCATCGTTGTACATGGACATGCAGACTGATCTCGCCCAACAGGCACCACGGGATTCGTGTGGGTTAACACCAAGGTAGCGCACATTCTTATGGTCAGGCGTGATCTTGATGCGCTTACCCAGTTCGCTCTGCTCCACCACTCCAAAGAATAAATCGTTTGGATATTTGGATTTCTTGATGGCATCATTTATTGTGTGCCCCAATAGCACATCAGAGTAGGAGGCAATGCTTACAAAGATGCTCATTTCTTAAGGCTCCGCACATAGGCGGCAAAGCTTGCCGTTGTATCTCCGCCGTTTTTCATGGCGTCAAACTCTTTAGCCACCTCCTCAAGGGTGTCGTTGCGGATCTTGTTAGAGATGGGATTAAGCTGTTTCTGAATCATCTGACGCTTGCGCCATCCCAAGGCTTTTTCCCATACGTTTAGTTGTGCTTCGCTCATTTTTTTCCTTTCGATATTCCAACACTTCATTAAGTAACTTCTCCATTTGATCTGCTGCCATCAAATGAAATGGAGTGATTGGTTTGTGGCTAGCAATTGAACGCATCATGGCAATAGTTGTCCTTGCCGTGGTTTCACTCAGCTTTGCCATCAGTCTTCTCCTTCAGGCGTATTCTTAGTATGCGGTTCTCTTGCAAAGCATCCTCTAGCATGCGGAGGTGCTCTTGGTGGCGGTCTTCCATAACTTTGACCAGCTTCTGGAAGTCGTTGTCCCACTGGCTCATCTTGGCCGACAGAATCTTGGCGTGGTACCAAACATACTCATTGGTAATGCCTTCGACAGTAACGCTGTCTTTAATTTCATATTGTTTTAATGCTTCTGGAATCATGGTTTCTCCTTAGTTTCTTCAATCACAACAGGGCCGTTAAACATAGCCATGCCCAACTGTCCAAGCATGACCGACTTCAATCGTTCTCGATCTTCTTCTGGAAACTCAGAGGCAACGTCATCCATGATTTTCAGAATGTCTTGTGCCATTTTTTGTGGTGTGATGATGCTCATGTGTTCATCTCCAGTGTGTTAATTTGGTCAATAATCCATTGGCAATCTTTGCGCAAGCCTTCAAAGAGCGGCGTGTCTTCCTTCTGAATCTTGCCCTGTGCGTTGTACATTTCAAAAAGATCATCGTAAACGTCTTTAAGTTTGATGTGAACCTTGATAGATACCTCCGTCTCTAGATCCCAAATCACTTTCAAAGTCTCAATAACCTCTGAGAAATCCTCTTCGGATTGGTTCGATGCGTAGAAATAAAACTTAAAGTTTCCTTCCGAGTCAATTACTCCTGTTTGAGGTATCTCATCTATCTCAAATTCAATTGGCTTCATGTATTTTTCTCCTTGAGTTTGGCTTCCGCCCTGTATACGACATCTTCCATTGACTTTGCTTCGCCCAAAATTGTTTTAACTTCTGCGCCTGTCAAGTCCCTCCATTCACGCTGCTCATATAGCGGCACCTCTTTCCACCAACCACCCTCATGGTTTGGCCAGTCCTGTTTGGTATGTGTTATCACTGGATGTTTTTCATCACCATCACATATATACAGCCATGCTTTTGGTTCGTTCATGGCTTCTCCTTAAAGTCATCGATAGCCGTACAGCCACGCTCCATACAGGCGGGCTCAAGGTCAGGTATGTGCTTGTCAATTACGTCAGCTATCTTGGTACGCAACAGGGCACTCGCGTGAAACAGCACGGCGATATTCATCAGCTCCTCAACAAGCGGTTTTGATTGTGAGTATTTCATGTATTTTTCTCCTTTAGTTTTGCTTCGATGGCTCTATAAAAATGACCCCAACCATCCATTGACTCAATCCACTGTTGCCACAACTGGTGCTGCTCCTCCTCTGTCAGGCCTCTCCAAGGGCGCACGTAGTCTTGAATGTCATCGTCATCCATAGTTGCTCCTAATAAAAACGCCCGAAATTAGGCTCTTTGTTGTATTTGTTGACGTAGTCTTCCCACGATACTGCAAAGTCTTCGCACGTAAACAAACTAATAAGTTGCTTGTAACCCAGGTAGTTTTGTGCATGCCCGTACTGGGTCTTGTCCACCATTGCTACGTAGTGCTCAGCAGTTGGAAGACCAAATGCATGCAAAGTTCTCACGGCAATTTTTAATGTGCCTTGTGATCCCGCTAAATCATCCACCAAAAGCAACGGCTTGCCAGTCACTCTGCCTTCGGTGAAATTCATCAGGCCGTATACCTTGCGTGATTTCTTAACCGACAACATAGGCTCACCAAGTACAGCCGACATCGCAAGCCCAAGCGGAACACCGGCATCCTCACAGGCAACGATCTGCACGTTTTTATCCGGCAGACCTTGAACCAGTAACTCGCCCGCAGTTAACAAAAACTTGGGATCGAACAGGCATCTGCGCAAATAGAACTGCCACCTATAACTCATGTTCGGGGCTTTCGCAGGAATGTCTGGAAGATGCGGCGGCACCCTGTAAATTCCCCTGTGGTCAATCTCTGAACGCAAGTACTCCAGCTTCTCAAGATTTGTCATTTTTTTCCATGCTGATAATGAACTCTTGCATATGAATCAGCGCATGGTTATAGGCAATTTGATACATTGGATTAGGATCCTCTGAATCAAACAAAGCATCGATGGTGTCAAGCGTTGCTTTACGGTAATGCTGCAGGACTAACTTGGCAAAACGTCCAAGGTGTTCGGTTAACTCATGGTCTTCCTGAGTGGACGGACTATAGGCTTCATCGTCTTTGACATAAAACCCAGACTGTTTAGCCAGTTCAATGATTTTATCTTGAGTCATTCTTGCCTCGCATCCATCATGGCGTCTGCATACTGATAGGCCACAATAGCCGCATCGTTTATGTTGTACGACTCGGCCTCGTTCATCTCTTGAATTGCCATTGGTAAAGCCTTGGCCGCAAAGTAGTCACGCAAGGTCATGCCTATATCGAATTCGTCATGACTCATAGCGTTAGTCGGGAAGGCTGGAATTGTTTTCATGCGTTCTCCTTTATGGCTTTGGCCAAGACATCAATCGATACAGAAATGTTATTGATTGCATCTGCAATGCTCTCTAAACCTTCTCTATGTACCTCTGCAATTTCTTGCATACCTTCTTTATGCACAACACCAAGGGCTTCAATTGCACCCATAGAAGTCATTGCATCACCATTGCCTAAATAACAGGCAGCTTTAATAATTGCATCAGCAATTTGGTTTCTATCTTCATTCATAGTGGACTTTCTTCATGGTTATCAGGGTTGAACTTGGGCACTTTTGTACCCTTGTCTTTTGGATTTGGAAATGGTGGAAACGGCCATGTCATCTACGTTCTCCGGTCTAGGACAATCTTCTGGCGGCACAACCACGCACCACACAGCTGCATACTGTTTTCTCGGAACAGCTTCCCATCTATCAATGTAGGCATCAGGCATAGCGCGTATGATCTTTTTAATGTTCGCCTTATCACGCTTCACCGCCCACACGATCTGCTCTAACGTCATTCCATCACTGTTCGTTCTGAGTAATGCTCTAATCTCTTGCGTACAGTTCATTGACGTCTCATATCTTCTTTAAATACCGCCAGTGCTTCGTTCTGGATATCACGCACAACATAGTCAGCCAGGAAGCCAATCATCTCTATGTCCTTGTGCGTTACAGAAACAAGTTCCATTGACTCAGCATAGTCTGGCTCAATCTTTAATCCATTCTCAGCAGAACCAATCTCAGCCGGCAAGTAATCCAGCGTACAGTCAAGCTCCACATCAGCTCTCGTAAATATATATCTCATAATATCTCCTTGAAGTTGGGATGTGTATATTACTGCAAAAAAGTACACTGTCAACAGGTATAAGAAAATAAATGTAGGTGCTACATTCTTGGTGGACTGCTAGGCTCTGTGGACATGGTTCTGCCTAGGGGAGAGGCGTTCTCCCTTTGGCATACTTCCACATTCCCGGAGCCACTGGCTGAGTATCTTGTGGGCTGATCTTCTTCTAAGTCCAATCAGCATCGAGCACTTTGCACAACTTAGTTGTGTCTAGCATGGCCGCTCGAACCTTCGCTGTAAGCCGCAGGACTTGAACCCACGGGCAACAAAGGCAATTCCCCCATATGCGCTTGCAACTTCTTTGCGCAATTTCACAACAGATAAGAACGTCGTAGGATTGGTGGACTGCGGTCTACGCCTTGCGGCCTCCAACGCTTCCCTCATGCCAATCCAAAACCCGATAGAGTTCTGTCGCTAGTTGTCGTAGGAGGAGAGACTGGGACTGCTCACATGTAGCAGTGTTTTTCAAAACATTTCGTCCACTCAGGAGTTGCCGGCGCTAACCCGACAAACAATCCCAGTCTCAAAAACAAAAAAGCCGTTTACAACTGCGTCCGGTCGGAGCCTTGCTTAATATCTCTCCCCACAGAAAGCATTAAGTAAAGCGGAACGCATGTGTAAACGGCCTCAATCATTGCCTCCGACAGCAACAACGTGTTTATATCACAGAATAAATTTACCTGTCAACTAGGTGACAGTATTAGGGTTTACCCACCCAAATGGTAATATTACCATTGCTATTAGTCCCCGCAAAAGCAGGCAATACCCTCCTCAGTGGAGGCAAACATATCCATTTGCTCCGTGGCAAATTTCATCATCTGCGAATAGCTAGGGCGATCACTACGGAATGTGCCGCCTATGGCATGCTCCTGCTTTGCCCACCACAGGGCTCGATCTGGGTTATCCCGAATGATGCTAAGCACTTGGTTGGGGCCCTTAAGAAAGCACAGGTCACAGTTGCCAAGGTTGGTAACACCAGACTGGAACTTAAGCCCCAGGTCAAATGAGTTGGCCTTCCAAAATTCTTGTACATCGAGCTGGCTAAAGTTTGCATCAATCAAGGGGGTGCGGTTACCCTGCCTAAGCTTGGCAGCTCTGCGCTTTTCATCCGCCCTGATCCCAAGCATCTGCTCAAACTCTTCTACGCCCCTAGACAACATGTATTTCTGGATGGGAATAACCTTTAGATCAGACGTACAAAAGCGCGCAACAGGGTTGGGCAGGTAGCTACGCTTGTTAATCAGGGCTGAGAACGGCTCACCATCCCGACTGGCTGTCTCGTAGTCCACCTCTTTCCAGCGATCCTTGGTCAGTTCAGCCGGCTGATATTCAAGCCAATGGATCTTGACGTTCCAGGCCTTTGCGCAATCATTAACGAACTTAAGTGTGGCCTCATCCTCCTTACCAGTGTTGGCAAAGCAAACAATAGCTTCCTCGGGCAAGCTCATGTCGTGAGCCTCCAAGACCTTATAAAGCATGAAGGCGGAGGTACGGCCACCCGAAAAGGATATGACCGTGGGCTCATCTATGTGGAAGGGATTCATTTTGCACCTTTGAAAAAAGCGGGAGCCTCAGCCCCCGCAAACTCAAACCCAACAAAGGAAAGCAAACACGGCAACTGCAATCACCGTGAAACTATCCTATCAGAGTTTGTTTAAAAAAACAATTGCTTCATCAACCGAATTAACAATAACCAAGGGCCCACCAGTCCACTCCATGAAGAACTTCTCCTCCGCGTCAGTCAACTTCCTAGCCGATGGAACCTTATTTCCATCCTTGACTTCCATCAAAATAGTCCTCCCTTGATAACCCACAAGCAAGTCAGGCAGTCCTCCGCCTTGGGTTACCACACGGACAGTAGCGCCGGCCTTACGGAGGGCGCTCACTATCTCATTTTGATTGTCATCTATTCGGGCTGCGTATCTCATGAAAAATATTATAACAGGTAGTTGTTGACACTTGCAATATGTGTGGTATATTTCTTTTCCCAAAACAAAAGGAAAGCAAATGATCCAAGATCGTAGACTGCAAATTGACATAGAAGGCGGGAAAGACTTAGCTTCAAAAATTGTTGAGCTCGTGCAAAACAGAGACGATGATTTTGGCACCGCTATATCAGGCATGGCCATAGCCTATGCAACTCTTTGTGTAGCCGAAGGTATAAAGCTGCACGACTGCATGGAATTAGTTATGACCATTTACAAAAACACCAAAGTAATTGATCAGGATGGTAATGATGTTGACCTGTCCTGATTGCGGCATACCAAACCCAGACGACTGGCACACCTGCGTACAGTATGAGAACAACCAGAAGGTAGAAAAACAAATCAAACTGTTGCAGATGCAAGTTGAAAATCTACATGAACGAATGTCAGGCGTGGAGCAAATGATTCAGGCCTACGGGAAAGAACTACTGTTTCGAGCACCTTGGAAAGAACAATGAAACTCACTAACAAATTTAATCTGCCTCAGACGTTTGTCAATGTAATCCAACGACCTACGTACTCAAAAGGTAAAGCACACATCTCTGCTACAGAGATCATTAACTCGCCACGTATTGTCCAGTTGAAAAAGAAACACTGGGAAGAGATCGAGCAAGACGCAAGCGAGATGGTGTGGTCACTGTTCGGCTCTGCTGTACACAACATCTTGGAACACGGCAAGGACGATCATCACATTGTTGAAGAGCGTCTGCACCTGGAGTTTGATGGTTGGAAGATTTCCGGCGCCATCGATCTACAGGAAGTAGAACCAAACGGCACAATCTCAATCAGCGATTACAAAGTTACCGGTGCGTGGGCTGTAATGAATGAGAAGGAAGATTGGCACCGCCAGCTCAACATCTATGCGTGGATGGTAGAGAAGGTCAAGAAGGTACCAGTCGGTAAGCTTCAGATCATTGCGATCATTCGTGACTGGTCTGCCCGTGATGCCAGCACCAAGGAAGGTTATCCACAATCACCAGTGGCCACAATTGATATCCCACTCTGGTCATTCGAAGACCGTGAGGCTTATGTTTCCCTGCGCATCGATGACCATGGCGCGGCACTCTTTGAGATGGAAACAGACGGCGAGATAACTGACTGCACATCTGAAGAGATGTGGGAAAAGAAAACAACGTATGCATTGAAGAAAAATGCAAATGTTCGAGCAACCAGTGTTCATCCAACACTGGTGGAAGCAGAAGATGCACTGGCGAAAGCTGTCGGTGCAGCAAAGAAGAACGAATCCTTTTCAATAGAGATTCGCCAAGGAGAAAGAACGCGATGCAAAGGCTATTGCCAAGTGTCGCAGTTCTGCAAACAGTATCAAACTTACTTAACCAAAGAGGAAGAAAATGTCAGTTCATAAAAAGCTAATGCAAGCTCGGATTAAACTCCAAGCTACAGAGATGAAGAAGTCAGGCCTGAATAAGTTCGCCGGCTACTCATATTTTGAATTGGGAGACTTTGTTCCACCCATCCAAAAGATCTTTAATGATCTTGGCCTATGCGGCGTGGTGTCGTTCAGCACCGAGTACGCACAGCTATGCATTACAGACGTAGAAGACGGCACAGTCATTGTGATCACCTCACCCATGGCAGAGGCCAATCTGAAGGGCGCACACCCCATCCAAAACCTAGGCGCTGTCGAGAGTTACCAACGCCGTTACCTTTGGATGACTGCCATGGAGATAGTCGAGCATGACGTTATCGACTCTGCTCCTGCGGCTGAACCAAAGCCCGCACCTAAGCCAGAGCCTAAGCCTGAGCCTAAGCCTGAGCCTAAGCCCGCACCCAAGCCGCCGGTTAAGATGCAAGGTGGCGAAGGTCCTTGGCAACTAAAGGTAACCACCGAACCAGGCGCAGAAGTAGGCGACTGGATTGGGATCGTAGTGGACGCTGCCCGCCATGGTCTTGCTCAGGCGGGATCGGAGAAGGACGTAATGGATCTATTCAAAATTAACCGAGGTATCTTTGACAAGCTCAAAGAGTTCTCAGTCGATGACCACGCCAATTTAATGGCAGATTTCAAAACCAAAAAAGACACACTGAAAGGAAACGTGTAATGGCTACTTATCCAAACAAAGGCAAACTGTCTGTCAATTCATACAAGACAAAAGACAATCAGCCAGACCACAAGGGCGAGATCGTAATGCTACGTAGCACCCTGAAAGAGCTTATGGAAGAGCATGATGGCGACGAGATTGTTATCAAGCTGTCAGGCTACAACGCAGATGGCCAGTACGGCGCATGGATCAAGCTGTCTTGGAATAACTTCAAGCCGGCAGACCCTGCTTCGCCACGTAAGCCTGTGCAGGAAGCCCCATTAAAAGACGAGGACATTCCGTTCTAATCATGGAAACGATTCAATACGAAGCCGTTAAGGTTGCATTGAAGCAGGACAGGACAGGCTTTATGCTGACCATGTCCATCCACCCTGACGAGATCCCTGAGAAGTTAATCAGGGATTTCGTTGGTGCCCGCTATCAGGTTGTCATGGTACGCCTGAATGGTGACGAACAACCCATGAACCGTGGTGAGGAATATGGGATTGACCCAGTCAAGCTGGCCGCTATGCTCTGTAAAGATAAGTACTTTCACCGCTTCTTAGTTGAGTCTGGTGAGGTCTTTGATCTAGGAGAAGAGCCGGCCACAGAGTGGTTGCGTGAAAAACTTCTTGTTCAATCTCGCTCTGAGATCCGCGAGAGCCCACAAAAAGCTCGACTACTTTTACAAATCAATGAGACTTATAAAGCATGGAAACAAAACGCCTAATCCCATATTCAGTCCATCTGCCCGAGCCTATCTACAAGAAGCTTAAAGCAGCCGCCGGCGAACGCAAGGCCTCCTCACTTGTCCGTGATGCCATCACGATGATTGTTGAGGGTGGCCCTCTGTACGCCAGCGGCTACAACAAAGCCGTTCAAGACGCTGTCAATATTGTCAAGGCAGACAAGGCTACATCTGGCATGATCATCGGTGGCAAGGAAGTGACAGCAGTCCTTGTCAATAAGATGCTCAAGCTACAAATGAAGGAGAAGTCTAGTGGCACGAAAAAATCCAGAGGGAATTGAAGCCCTGCGCCCCAAGATCAAACCGCCTTCTATAGATGAGCTAACTCTGTTGGACTTCTATGCCGCCTACACAATCACCCTAGCCGGTAAGGGTGACGATCAGCAAGTGGCCAAGGAAGCATTTGATCTGGCAGAAGCCATGTTAAAAGAGAGAGCTATACGCCTATGAACAACACACTGACGGCCAAACATAGGGATCATCTAGCCAATGTAAAGTCTTTGCCTTGCTCTGTCTGTGATCAACCAGGCCCTAGTGATGCCCACCATGTAAAGCAGGGCTTGCAGTACACCTGCGTAGCCCTGTGTAAAGACTGCCATCAGGGCAGCTTCATGGGATGGCACGGCCAGAAGCGGGCGTGGGCTATTAGAAAGATGGACGAGATCGATGCACTCAACGTCACCATTGAGCGCCTCTTAAATCTGAGCCGTTTCTCTTAGCTTCTTAAGATTAATTCCCTTAAGCATCTTCTCTTCAGAGTCTCGCAACTGTTTGATGCGGGACTCTTTTACATCTGAAGGCAGATTAGAGTTGGTGATCATACTAATCGATTTACGGATCGTACTCAGCTGAGTATTGATCGTATTGACCATCGGCGCCAATCCCAAGCGGGCACGAACCTTCTCATCCTTGATGTAATCTTTGATGTCTTCAGGGTTGCGCTGCTTCAGATCTGTCAGCGTATTAGCCGCACGATCAACCTCTTCCTTCAAAGCAAAGAAGTCTTTCTTCAAGCCAGACTCATACTCTTTGGTAATAAATCCACTGGCATTAGGAATCGTGGCCAACGCATCCTGCATCGAGATCGATGGACGTGGCGTATTGGGGCTGGTGATGTTCCACAGGAAAGGGTTGGTTGCATACAACACCAAGCCACCGGCAGAGCCAAACATTCCACGAATAAAATGATCGACTGCAATCGGAGACACCAAGTTTGATCGGCCCAAGACCTTGGCCAACTCGGATGTACTATCCTCAAACTGGCGTTCCAACTCTTTCTTTTTCTGGTATGTACCAATCAAAGGTTTCTGCTGGAAGAAGTCATAGTTAATTCCAATTTCTACCAAAGGCTTGATAGCCTGTGGGACTGGCGTAGGACTCAGAACAGAAGAGGCTAACAAAGACTTCAATGACGCACGGAACTTGGCACCATCAGAGTAGCCCTTGTCTGTCAGGATCATGTAGGTGTGCTCAGCCACAACCTTGGGCAAGGCATACAGATCGGCGCGCAGAGGGATAGACATACCAGTGCCAGGAATCATCAACAGACGATCACGGGTAGGCGTAGGCTTCTTCAGATAGTCCTCATCATCGCCGTTCATCATTGCGTACAGAACTGACAAGGTAAAGACCGAAGCCGTAGTGTTAAACAAAACCTTATAAGCCGCATCACGCTGGGTAGGTGATGTACCTACCCCCGTTATGGTGCGGTACGCCACATTCTGAGCCGTAAGGTATGCGTTAAAGAACGGAATTACTTGGCCGGCAAGGTTCAACATCTTGCTACTACCACGGCGGCGCACGTTAAAGATCTCGAACGCTTTCTCAAGAGCCTCTGCTTGGGATAGGCCTTGATCTCTAGCGGCGGTATAGGTAGCCTGACGCACAGCATTATCAGAAGCCATGGCAAAGTGGCCAAGCTTATCTTTAACCTTACCCCACAAACCCTTTGCCGGCTTCAAGCCTGCGGCAATCTCAGTATCAAGGCGAACCATGGCCGAACTAAAGTCACGCACACCCACAACACCAAAGTTCTTCAGCTCTTCGTGAGCCGTACTCTTGCCGCGTAAGGTCTGGATGAATTCTTTAACGGCGCGGAAAGGAATGGTTAATGCAAACTGAGGCTTTAAGCCGGATGAGAACATCGCAGCAAACGAATCCTGCGGCACCTGAGACACGGCGAATAAAGGATTCAAGACCACGGAGTTACGCAATATGTCGGATAGCTTGGCTGCCCAACGGATGGTAGGAATGGAGACAGACTCCAAGCCCTGGAAGGCCTGCATGAACATGGGGTCAGCCATGTCATAGTAGCTCTCTTGCCCATCTTTCCAGACACGAACAACGTTATCACCGTCCTTCATGCTCTCTACTTTCTTGGCCAGTCCAACAGACTCAGCCGTAGTAGCAAGGGACAAGGCAGAACGATTGCGCACGGAACGATTGACGGCGTATTGCGTCCAACGAACCATGTTGTCAAAGATGTCGTTAACAGGCTTGGCAGATCCTTTTAGGCGGCGCTCTTTAGCCTGCACCTGCAAGCTACGCATGAACTCTTTGGGACCCTTACCCTCTTCAAGCTGATCCTCACGATAGAATGGTACATAGTCTGCGTTGCTCAGAAGGAACTCTGCTTCCTCCTCAGTCCACAATCCAGACTCAACCAGTTTATCAACAGCGTTGCCACGGATGCCGTTCCAGATCTTCACAGCATCATTCAGCTCAGGCATCAGCTCAAACTGAGTCATGCCTCCACGGATCTGAGCGTCATCCATATGGATGTACTTTTCCTTCTGCCGCATATTGGAGGCCTTCTCGCTAAGAGCGCTGGCCTTGACGGGATTACCCTTGGCACGCTCCTCGGCGGCGGCATCACGAAGCTCTTGAACCTGAGCCTCTAATTGATTGTTGAACTCAATTAAAGACTTTGTGCGCTTAGCCTCAAAAGCCGTATGGGCGGCAAGCTCGATCTGAGCTTTGTCCAATCCATACTTGGCACCAATCTCATCCAGCTTCTGCGACAAGGTAATGATGTTGTTCTTATCCTCAACACCCTCCCACTTGTGCAACTCTTTGTTGTACTTGATGTCGCCCATCCGCAAGAACAGATTGGCAATAGCATCAGAGTGGAACGTCTGGCTCAAACTTGTGTTCAACAATAAGCCAATCTTTTCCTCTTGACCTATCGAACTGGCCATGATTTCACGGCGAATCTGGTTGTTCAGCGCGGCATCGCTAGAGAAAGCCCATGTCTGAATCTGATCAGAGAAGCGGCGGAATCCATCACGGGCAGCTTCAGCCGTAGCCTTTGGATTGTCCTTAGCGTTATCCCATGACTGCTTAATCTTCTCTGCATAACCTGGCTCTGGTGGCTTAACGTCACGACCCATACCGGAGAGAATCTCCATGGCCTGCTGACCCACAGAAGTTGGGGTACCAGCCCCCTTGAATAAAGACTGTTGGAATGGCGCTTGAGGTTTAGATGGTTTGGCCGGAGCTTTAGGCTTAGGTGCTCCTAG